TCAAGATACTTCTTTGTAGGATGATCTGTCTGTTTTTTTGTACAACATGATGTCTGTGTAAGATGAATTATAGTTCATGTGGGCGTTAAACTCGACTTTTTCACTGCCGATAAACGGGTTTCCGAGGGCGTTGTTTTTGCCTATCCAGTCACAAAGTTCGATGATGGATGACTTGTTTGAGGTGAAATAGATGTAGTTTGTACCTACAAGCGTTTGTAATACGTCCAAGTAATCGGATAGTCCCCAGTTCATCGTATAGGTGCCTACTTCGGTAGATAGATACGGAGGATCTATCAGGAACACGACATCAGGCATATCCTTATACTTGTTGAATAGTTCCTTGTAATCGCATGAAACGATCTCCAATCCATCCAGATAGTCAAGGCATGGGTTGTAATCACATTTTCGAACGGTGTTATAGAAAGTTTCTTTCCGCAGTTCTTCCAAGTTGGTCGCATACTTCATGGAAAAGAGCAAGGAAGATGAGAGGGTGATGTAATCCACATATCCGTATCTATGTTCTTCTTGCTCAATCAGACGCAGGATCGTTTCTTTCGTCTTTTTAGGCAGGAATTTCCGGCGAGGAACAGATGCCACCACAGCCCGAATCTTATCCAGCAAGACATTGGTGCGCGGTATGTTCTCCAACCTCTGCCGATAGTTGTCGAAGTCGTTATACACAACGGTGGCACCGGGTTTCTGATACTTGGTGATATGCGACAACAGACCGGAACCGCCGAACAGGTCCACGAATACCGCATCGTCCGGGTAACGCTTCAACACCTGGATAAACTCCCTTGCGAACATGCGCTTTTGCCCCACGAACGGAAGCGGGGCAGATAAATATTGTTTTCTCATTTGCGTTTACTTAAAAAAAGGAATGCAAAAGTCCTTATTTTCTCCTTGTTTGCTATGAAAAAACTATAATCTATACTGCACCAACTTTACAGTGGTTCTTAAACGTTGAGGTCAAAACGGAGACAAACACCTTACATACATTCAACGCTCAAGCGGCTCGCAGTTTTGTGATAGCCGCTTGAGCAAAGTATATACCTTGCGTTCGCTGATCCGGTATTTTTCGGCCAGATAGACGACGATGTAAGTCGTTTTGCAACCATCCTTTTTCATCCGGATATATTCTTTATACAGACCCACATAGGACACATCTTCTATATGGATACCTGAGTTCAACATCCATTCAAAGGGTGTTTGATATAAATTTAAGACATCAAAGGCTGTCATAATTTCCAATTTAGAAGTATTTTTGTGTTGCCAATCACATAATAAAAAAACGACACTTCGCGGCTGAAGGCATATTGCCCCCGGTCGTGCGGAGTGTCGCATTTTTATTGTTAGTATGTGATTGGCGTCTTTACTAACGAGCCGGGGGCTTTTTCTTTTCCCCCTACATATTCTGTTTTACAGGCTGTTCATGTTCTCAAAATCCGAACTGATATATGGCGTGTCCAGTATCTTCACGTATGTGGGCATAGTGAACTCTGAAAACATACCGTTTCGATCAATAAATTCAACACGGCTTTTGAGATAGGCTAATTCTTCATCCGTCAATGAGATTTCAACCGTATCGGTGATAGAAGCCGCATCGGTAAATCCGATGTTGATTTGACCACTCCCCATATCCTTGATAACGATACGCTTCTGATCAACCTCCGAGATCGCTATCTTACTGTCTATCGATACTTTCAGTTCCATGTTTTTTCTCGTGTCAAACTGTGGCAACACGGTGTTGAGTATTAATACTCGATCTTTTAATGTTAGTTCCATATTGTATGTTTTTATGATTGTTTGCATTGTAATTAATAATGTCTATTGAATAGATACCATCCCTGGTTAAAATAAGCGAACGTTGCACAGTCACCCTTATTCATGTCAAGTGTCATGCTGTTGCCGTTATTGTCCAACAATGGTGTATCAGAGTTTTCTGGTTCTATTCTGATACCTTCGGAAGAGAACTTCGCCACGATCACATGCACAAAAATCACGGAATTGAAACCGACTTCGCTCCACGAATCTCCGTATTCCGGGTGGACTTCTCCCATTTTCTTTGTGATCGTCGACCGGGAAGGGAGATAGACGCTAAGATACGTACTGGTACTGAAGACGAACGTGTCCCGATAACCGATGTTCAGGACGATTGTATCACTCTTGTCCGACGAGGGTGCATAACGGGCAGTCGAGATCGATCCGTTGACCTTTAAACCTCCAATGCAGTATAACGCATAGTTGCGCCGTCCACCATGAACATCTATCACAGCCCCATAATTTATATCGTTGTGATTAGTTGTATACTCAAGGCGCATCAAAGCACTTGTTCCCCCAAGCGTAGACGGCAAGGTATTTAGACCAAGGCCGGCCCATTTACCGGAAGATGAAAATCCCAAAAACGCATTACTTCCTGATGAATAAAGGAAAAATTTAGAAGACGATTCACCGGAATAGCGGTTATCCGAGAATAGTCCTCCAGACTCCATCCTGAGTCCTCCGATGTAGGCATCCCCATTTTGATAAACTTTAAACGGGGCATTTGCAGGTGTTGCATTTCCAGCCCAGATTCGAACAGAGTTTCCGGCTGTTCCACCTCCGGAGAGTCCGGCAAGTTTTTCTCCATTTGAATTTGCAATATAGATACTTCCTCTACTTTCCACATTTCCGTTGCTTTCTACCCGGAATGTCGGATCAGTGGGTGGTTGTCCTTTCGCCCCGGCTGTTCCTCCCGACCAAATACGGATGGAACCGGAAGCAGCCATTCCACCTGTGCTTCCGAAAGCGATCGCACCGGTAGTTATGAGTCCGCCGTTGATCTCCGTTATCGTATTGTCATACTTTGAGGCAAGCACCCATTTAGAACCGCTATATCTATAGATATTCTCCCCATCCACCCATAAGTCATTTGTCCGCATCCCCGATGCTGGAGCCGTCGTTTGATAAAATACCCTTGCCTTGTTATTTGCAGTCAATTGGGCGTTGTTAGCTGCATTTGACGCATTCTCTGCATCCGTCAGGGCATCATTTATCCCATCATACAACGGTTGAAGGTTAGGACGGTCGGAAATGTTATTATAACCGGATGTTCCGGATTTGAATACCATCTTCCCGCCAAACTCTCCGATCCCCAGGTTGAAATAGCACTTTCCATCTGTCGATACTATGCGATCCACCGTGATTCGGCCGGGCAATATCTCCGTGAAGCCGTAGCAGGTCACAAACGACCGTACACCGTCGGCTTGACTACCTAATAAACCGACCAGAAAGTAATAATCGCTGCCTTCGTCCATGTCGTGCGGTTCTTCGGACAAGATAAACTCGCCGGCCTCAGAAGACTTGCCACATTTGGCGTACAGGTAGAGCTTCCCGAAGTCGCCCAGCGGCGGACTGGTGTAGGCAGGTAGATCCCAGAACTTATATTCAGAAACGGCATGGCTGCCTTTTATTTCCGAGATGCCGATCGTCATGTGTTGAAGGATCGCTTTCGGGGCGGTGAACAGTTCGGTCGCATCGTCATAGACAAAGTCCGGATCGACTTTCCGGGGATTGGTCTTGCTGTCCACGAAGCGGAATTGCAGGTTTTCATGTCCGACCAAAAGGGACATGGTGCGCACCCAGACTGGATCGATCCCCTTGGTGTAATCTTTAAACGCCTTTTCCAACATCTCCTGTGCTTCAATCGCATCACGTAAACGGCGCTTGGTGTAGTGCATCGCATCGCTGTGGCGGTCGTCATTGATCACCTCGTTGCTTTCGATCTTCGACAGATCCGAGGAGACAAAGCCACCGACCGGCACATTGCTTAACTCCAGTCCGGGGCTGTAGGGTCTATTTATATAGTCTTTTACGGCCGTGATGCGGATACGCACTCCCTCAGGCTGAAACTGCGGGTCGTCAAACAGGATGTAACCACCTGGCACCAACCGTCCACCCACCTCCAGCCACTGCGATTTCGCCCAAATGCCGTCCAGCTCACCGGTAAAGGCAAAAGATTCCTCTTCCTTGTTGTACAGGCTTCGGGCTGCTTCACGGAACATATCCCATGACGCACCCGTCTGTATAGCATCGTTGCAGACGTATGCCTGCGGCAGCGAGATGTTGAAGACCGCGTATGTATCACCCACGGCCGGACAGCGGTTCGGATTCGGTATCGTGCCTCCCTCTTTCTCGACAGGCACCAACTTAAACCGTCGGGCTGCATGGTCGTAACCGGTCAAAGCGTCAGATGTCTGCTCGAGGTCAAATTCTTCTCCAGTCATCACACCCGACTGGAAGATAATCGTTGCAGTTTCGCCCGGTATTCGGCATTTGGAATAGTCCAAATCTGCCGGAATCGTGTTATCGATGATATCATAGAGATGCTTTTCGGCATCCACCACAACCACCTCGGACACGGTGCCCACCCGTGAGGGGTAGATGTGCGAACAGTCCAAGCTGTCCTCATTGTTATTGGCCAAAGCCCGGTCGGCTCGTGTAATGAACATACCATCCTTGTCGGTTTTATAGTGTCTGCCTTCGTATTCCAATTCCTGGGATTTTGGCAGCAGCAGACAGGAAGCCCCATAGGCGGTGCGGTCGATGTTGCGCTCGCCACCCTGCACATAGAGGATGGAGGTGGGTGGTTTTTCGCCCTGCAGCTTACGGCCGACACCGGTTTTGAAGCCATTCCCACGGCCGTAGGAAAGAGGCAGAGGATCGTCCTTGAACTTCTCTACCTTGCCGAAATTGATAGTCTTGCTGACGATTTCGAATTCTGTTCCCCATTCATCCGCAAAGCGGTTCAGCACATCCAAACAGAACTCATGGCTAAAGGCCAAGGTCTTTTCCGGTGCATCGATACAGGTCCCAATAGACCATCCACCAACTCCCGATTGGTTCATGTTATCAACCAATAGCTCCAGAAAGAAGCGGGGTTTTCCGGTAAGTTGGAATTTCAACTTTCGGGGGATGGCTGACAGATGCTTGTATTTGATGGTATTCAGCAGTTCCCAGTAGCCGCCAAAGGTGGCACTGTATTCGAGATTGCGAGTGCCATGCTTTGTCAGATCCTCCGGTCTCCAGAGCGTATATCGCTGACCTTGATAGTCAACATAGCTGTAGACAGGTATTTCTACATGTTCTGTCAACGAGAACACAAGATTGACCTTGTCGCCCTGCCGGATGGCCCGATAGCGATAACTGGCATCATCGACTGGTATATCGAGAAGTATTTTCCCTGTCTTTTCAAAAATGATCATAGCTCATTTAATTAATTGCTTAACTTTGTTTCCGGAGACCGTCGGTCCCCTAATTTTCTTTTTTTACAGCCTCCAATCTGTGATAGCCTGGAGGCTGTTTTATTATTCTTTCGCCACCGAACATTTTATATCTCCATTTGTTTTAAAAGAAAATACCCAACCTGGGGTTGGCGATTATCAATAATTTTTTCTGAATATACATTTGCTGTCTTTCTGCTGTGACAGCCCAAAGACAGTGTCACTAATTTATTAATACGGCCTTGCAGACGGAGTGAAGTTTGATGTCCAACGGGCAATATTACTGATGCGAAACTCGTCAATCATACCGTTCAGATACAATCCATAATCTCGATATTTTCCGATCATTAAAGAACTATAGTACCCTGAAACCATCGTTGATGTGAAACCAGACGCATACACTCCATTTACATACACTTTCCAATATCGAGATTGTGACCTGACGATCGCAAGATGAACCCACTGATCCCGTGGCATCGTAAAATAGCATATTGCATCCCCTCGGGTTCCACCATACTGCAGTCCAAAGAAAATGCGTCCGTCAGATTCCTCCATTATATCAAAGCTGTAACTTCCATAAGCAACGCCTTTTGACATTATACCGTTTTTCACACCACTTTTCAGTTTAATCCAAAAATCGACGGTATAGTTTGGATATAGGGACTCGTTTATGGCATTCGTTCCACTTATCTTTACATACCCGTTTCCTGAAAACGAAACGCAATTCTTGAATTTTCCCACTACATAGGACATATTACTACCAACATAAGGCTTGCCTGAGGCTTCATCTTTCAATGATCCATCAAAATGTAGCAACAGCAAAGTATTCCTGTCTACTTTCTTCCGTCCCATCATCGATCTTATCATACCAACCTCCTTTCCGCCGAAAGTCGGTCAGATACTTGAGTTAAGAGGTGTTTACCCCCCCCGTTAACATTTGTAAACAATTATTTCTCATGATTTTATCTCCTATTTTTTAGTCGTTAATATCTTGTTTCATCTTTTTCAACGGCAGATCATTCTTCGTAAGCCCAATAGCGGATCAGGACAGTGCCATCACCGCCGTTACCGTAAGTACCACAACCGCCACCACCGTAACCGCCACTTTTTCTATTGCCATTTCCAGTTCCGCATCCTTTGTCGTAATCGGATTCTCCACCCATGCCCCCATTTATATTTCTGTCTGAACCACCACCTCCGGCATTTCGTTTCCCAGTAGGTTCGCCAAAATCGCGGGTTGTATGCCTTTGACCCTTTCCTCCGCCATATAGGGAACCAGCTGGATAGAGAGAGCCATTTTCATTGCGGCTGCCGATTCCGTTAGATCCATCAGAACCCGCTTTAGCCGTATCTGAATCATCTCCTGCTCCGCCACTTCCGCCGTTGCCACCAGTATATGCTCCGGCATTACTTCCGCCTGGATAACCATTACCCGCACCATTTCCGCCATTAGCTCTATAACTTGAATTTAAGAATTGAGAGTATCCACCGTTGGGGGCAACTTCAGAATACCCTCCAATTCCTCCTTTCCCAACTGTTATCGGAATTGACTGACCCGGTGCAACAGAGATAGCATCACCGTCTCTCCATCCGGATGTATCTTTTTTGAAGGTTTTAGTATAGCCGCCACCTCCACCGCTTCCATTATGTCCTGCACCCCCTCCTCCGACAAGAAACACATCAACCTCCCTACATCCTTTAGGTACGATCCAGGTATAATTCCCGGCAGGATAGAACCTCTTGGTGAACAACTGCAACTTCTTCCGTCCCATCATCGACCGTCTCATCTACGCCCTCCTTTCTTACGATAAGAGGTCGTAACTTCTTTATTTAGAGAGCATTTTACCCCCCCCCCCGTTTAACTTTTAATAACATAACCTGTTTCATTGCTTTACCTCCTGTACAATTGTGGGCAAGTCTTTCAAGTCGTTCGGATAACCTGTAACGGTTGTCAGAATGCAGAGATAGATCACACCGTATTGTTCATAATATTTGTCTTTCTCGAATGCCATACCCTGCACGTATGGAATAGGATCATCAAGCGTGCCTGCGTGCTCAGCTTCAACGATCTTATACAGTGAAGCAGTTTCTATGCCCGGTTTCCAATCGGCTTGCAGCTTGTGCTTTTGTATCACTTCAAACAAAGTGTCGCTTTCTCCTTCCACTACTCGAAGCCGGAAGCCTATTTCAACTTCCTTGCCAAACTCCGCATCTTTCTCACCCCAAATGGGGAATAAGACCTGCATCTCCAACGCTTGGCTGGCTGTGAGAGACACGCTGTTCATCATCGTACGGGCAAAGGTCACTGCCTGCGCTTCCGGGGATTTAGCGATTGCCTTATCTGCTTTAGTTTGCAAGGCTGCCGTTGTTGTATGGATCATTTCAGGATAGCCTTCCACCACGATAGCTTCGACCTCCTCGGCTGTTTGGGCGGCATCGATACGGGATAGCAAGCGGTCTGTCACCTTGCCGCATTGCTCCGAATAGTCCGCTATTTCGTCAAGAGCAACCGTTAAGATATTCGAGGCGTAAAGATGACCGCCTACTTCGACTTCTTCCTGTCGGCCACACTTATCCTTCACTTGCAGGGTGTTCGAGACATATGCGTCCTGTTCATCAATATAATAATGATGGATGTCTTTGTCGTAGATTTCCTGCCGTTTGGCATCACGGGCACGCCAAAGCAGTTCTTCCGGTGTCGGTTCTGGTTCCGGAGCGGGCTGCATGTGCCAACACTCCAACGGGGTTGCATCCGGATGTTCGTTGTGGTACTGTTCCTGTTCTTCTGAGAGCGGAAGATAAGCCCCAACCTCATAATCGTCTATATCTGTACTTATGAGATAGGAATCAGGAAGTTTTACTTTCGTTTTCCAAAAATTAATGTCTTTATGAATGTATATCATATTGCTATTCTTAATTGTGATAATATAAACAAATTATACCCTGTCCTCCTTTTCCTCCTTTACGTGACAGACCACCACCTCCTCCGCCACCAGCTCCAATGCCACCATTTCCGCCATTCGTAGGATTGCTTGAGCCTGAATTTCCACCATTTCCACCTGATTCAAGACCTGCCGCCCCACCACCTGCTCCAGACCCATCCGAACCAGATCCGTTCGAGCCTTTCCCCGAAGTTCCACCTCCTCCAAATAGGCCAATAGGAATAAGTACATTGTTATATTTATATCCTGTACCACCTTGATAAGATTGACTATTTCCACCTTTATAACCGCCCATACCATCTGCATTACTTACACTGTTTCCACCGGTCATTCCTGACGATGAATTTCCATTACCCGACATAGATGCGCCTGAACCACCAGCATAACCGTAAGAACCATTCCAATAACCAGGAGAGCCTCCACCATTATTACAAATCGCGATATCGGAAGATGGGTTTTCTACCAACTTTGATAGAATGGTATATATACTGTCTGGTATTTTAGAGCCATTACCAAGCCCTCCTGCTCCCTCACTATTACCTCTTTGCCCTCCAGCACAGATTATCGTATCCCCGTTTATTTCAAGAGTTGTACTATCCCCATCAGTTTGTGCATTTACAGGCTTTGCAATTTTACAAGTCAAAGTTTTCGGTAGCAAAGAGATTTTTATATTACGAGCAAATGCTATTGTTCCAGAAGCTCCACCGCTACCACTGTTTGTGCCACCTCCGCCGCCACCTCCAACGATTAGCAAATCCACAAACTTATATTTTTTCTCTATTATATAATTCTGTTGGATACCTAAAGGACTTACCAGCTTTACTAATTTAGGCACTGTATTATATAGATTACCTGATATCAATCTACGTTTCATCTCTTCCTGTTTTGAATTATACCCTAACTACTATTATCCCGTGTTCTTTCTTCAAGGATACACCTGTTGGTTTCCCGTTCGGTAACGTTACACTTGATTCCTCGGACTGCCAGCCAGAACCATTAGGGACCGGTTGGTCAAAGTCCGACCCGGAACTGTTCAAGATCGACAGATAGAATTCCTGCATTTCCGGTACGCTGGCGATATCGGCAAAGTTGATCGCTTGCGGGGATTTGCTTGTGTATTTGAAGCGAAGGTTATACGGTGATGACGGAAGAGCCGCCAGAGACTCGACATCGACATACTCTTTCAACCTCAAAGAGTCCGATACCTTCGTTTTCTCTTCATTGCTGTAATTATTGTCGGTATGGACATAAGCAGCGTCCTTGACCGTATGGTCGTCATTCTGTAACTGGGATAGCCTTGTCGGAATCGCCTGCTGAACGTTTGTGATGCTCTGGTTCAGCCCGGCGATGATCCCTTGCAACGTCTGTGTGTCCTCTACGTTGGCAAGGAAAGCGATGATCTCGTTAAATGACTCGATGGCACTCGATGCGTCACCCGAAACGAGCGTGTTGACTTGCTGCTGCAAGGCTGTCAGCGCGTTCCTGATTTCCGTGTCGTCGTAGCTTTCCCCGTCCTGTCCTTCGGCTACCACACCCGTATCTTCGTCGCCGATTTTCCAGTGCTTCGTTGCCGGATCGATCGAAGGAACCGGAGCATTGTTTCCCCGAAGGTTCGGGGTGTCAAACTTACCTTCAGCCGTCGTGATCGTCAGGATATAGGTCGTGGCATCATTCGTTTTAACTGTGACCTTCACCTCCTGCATGACGGCCGGCAACTGGGCAAACGTATGAACGCCATCAGCCAGCTTCATGTTGAATTTACCGTTTTCCAAACGTTCAAATAACCAGACTGATGTAGGGTAGACGGTTGCGTTATCGGCCCATTCAGCCGTCGTCAGTTCGATCTGTTGATAAATAAATGCACCTTTCTTACTCATTGCTCAAATATCCTTGTTTTATCGTTCGTACTGATTCATTGTAATAATTGGCTCCTGTCAGATAAACATTACCGGGCAAGGCTGTACCGCCGCCAGATTCCTGCCACGAGGCTTTTCCCCCGGCAAGATCATAAAGCCGGTAGAACACATATTCTCCTTCTTCCGCTACACGTACTTCATCGCCGATACGAAAATTGATGGTTGTACCGTCGGTATTGACATAGCTCAATGTATTTTCGTCCGGGATAGCCTCTAACGTCGGGATCTCCGGTTTGTTCTTGATGTAGTTCTTATTGACAGGATCGGTAACGTTCCAGTCGGGTTGTAGTCCACTGATGACTCCTTCGGCGGCTTCGGCTGCACGATTGGCGCGGTCGGCGGCTGTGTTGGCCTCGCCGGTTGCCTGTTCAGCATCAAGGATAACCTGGGCTGTCATCTGTTCCCGTTGTTCTTCCTGTGCCTGACGGGTTGTTTCGTTTGCCTGGCGGGTTGATTCCGATGTTTCCCGAAGTTGTTCTTCGATGATACGGGCTTTTTCTTTTTCGGCACGGATTGTTTCGGCTGAAATCCGTTCCTGTTCCGTTTGGACTCGTTCCTTTTCCTTGGAAATGCGCTCCTGTTCAGCTGTATCGCGGTCGGTCTCTTGGGCAATACGTCCCTGTTCAGCCTGGTCGCGGAGAGTTTCCGCTTCCTGGCGTTTCGTTTCGGACTGGTTACGCAAGGTTTCGGAGGCGACGCGTTTGGCTTCGTTGTCGGCTCGCTTCGTCTCTTCGGTGAATCGTGCCTGTTCGGCTTCGGATCGGGCGGCCTCGGCGGTGGATCGTTTCGATTCTTCTTCTATCCGGAGAGATTCGGCTGCGTGCCGTTCGTTTTCTTTGGAGATTCGGGTGTTTTCGTCGGCGATTCGTTGAATCTCATTCGCTTCACGAAGTTTTTCCGTTTCCTGGCGTAAATTCTCTATCCGGGCACGTTCGGCTTCGGCTTCTTTACGGGCGGTCTCAGCTTCTATGCGCTTGCTTTCGGCTTCAGAAATAGCGACGTTTATCCCTTCAGCTTTACCGGCTGCCGAGTCAGCACGGGCGGCAGCAGAAAGGGCATTGGTGGCGGCTTTTCCTGCAGCCGAAGCTGCCGCGACTGCATCCTCATACGCCTTCTCGATCTCATCCAATGAAACTTTTACGCTCGTTTTCTTACCGTCAACGATCTGGTAACCCAACGTCCACAGCCCTGAGAAACTGACCGAGGTGGGCAGCTCGCTGATTTTTATTCTTTGTTCCTGTCCTGTCATTGCCTATTTCATATCTATAAAGTTCAGGCCGTCTTCCGTGACAATAAACATGTCATCTTCCGTGGCCAAGAAATAATCGGTTTCAAAGAGTCTGAACGAGGTGAATACCAAGGTCAGATCAAACTGCATCACCATCGGTTCGCCCAGCGTAAGCAGTTTGCAATTGCTCATCTTCTTGTAGTAGCAGGGATAGGACTTGCCAATCTCTTCTACAAAGAGCCTCCGTTCGCCCGGAGCGATCAGGTCGGCAAAAAAACTATCCCAGCACTGCCAAAAGGCATCTTTTCGAATAGTTTTTAAAAAGCATTTAAAAGTGACCTCTTTCGGCTGGAAGACCAAGTGTTCTGCATCGTAGATTTGCCCGTCAATGGAGGCAATCTTGCGCTGCAGGTTCACCTTTGCCGCCGGATTTCGCAGCAGGGCGTTCCGGCTCTCATAGACATACACGCCGTATCTGCCTATCGGTTTACCATCCAGCTTGTAGCGGCTTTCGGGTAACCATACGTCCGGATCACACACACCGGCTGTCGGTCTCACCGGAAGATCCTCGACAAACTTCAAGGTAAAAGAGGTTGCCGATGGATAAACCCGATTGCCGGGATGATCGGCGAGGCGCAGCTGCCATTCCCGTCCTAAAGCAGGCACCCGAAAGGTGTGCAGCCCTTTGTCTGAGAGGTAGGCAATCAGGTCGGAAGCCTGCGAGTTGCTATCCGAAAGGAAAGAGATGGCAATCTCTCGCGGCTGCAGCTTCGGGTCACTCAGATCCACCTCAATGCCATCCTCTTCGGGCCAGTCGTTCCGCTCCGGCGCTTTCATTGCCGGGAAAGCGAGAAGGTCGTTATATCCTCCCCGCGTCACCCGGCAGCCGAAACGGCCAAGCACATTCAGATCATCTATGTATAGGTTGTTGTTCATTGCTTTCTCAGTATTAACCCACGGTTTTCGATATTCTGCAGCGAGCTGCGCGTCTGCCGGATATCCTTCTCGATGGCTTCGAGACGGTCGGTATTGCTTGCTATGCGTTGCAGTAGGGACAATCCCTCTACCAACTGCCCTTGGATGTTCGTCACCCCCTGATTAGTGCGGTCGGCATAGATCAGGAGGGCATAGAAATTGCCGTTCAGTTCGTCGGCACTGTCCTGACTCATCGAGGCTATGCCTTTGGCCGTAGAAGTGCGGTCGATCACGTCGCCGATGGTCGTGCCGGTCACCTGTTCCATCTGCTCCAGCTGCTTGGCTGCATCCTCGATAATCTTGTCATACTGAGCCTTCAGGCTGGCGATGCTTTCAGCGGTCAGCCCGTTTTGCGAGGCGGCGGCAAAGGATTCATACCATTTGCGGAGCGGTTCTTCCAGTGCCTTCATCTTCACCCCCTGCAGCACTGCATCGTTCAGCATCTTTTGGAAGTCGTCGGCAAAGTCCTTGGCAGAGCGTTTGCCCTCGGCAAAGCCCTGCAGGATGGTGTCGGCGATGGCGTTCGTATTCGTTCCGGTGAAAGCCTCCTTCATCTCTTCGTTCAGGTCGTCGATCATTCCGGCGACATCTTCTCCTTCGTCCTTCAGTTTCTGTAGTTGTTCGAAAAGCACTTTTGCTGATTCGGTCAGTTTGTCCTGCGTATAGAGCGATTCCATCTCTTCGTAGGTCTTGCCGGCGAGCGAGTCGTAATCGTTCCAGGTCTTCGCCTTGCGGAACCAAGTGCCATGCTTGTAGTGCGTAGCTGTGATATACTGCTCCTGCTGCAATTTCTCCCACACCTGTTTGTACTCTTTCTCTATCTGACCGGCTTGGTTCTTCAGTTCGAGAGACTGACGGTTGAAGTATTCGAGCGAGGTTTCGCCAATCTGCTGCTGGATGCGTAGCCGTTCGCGTAGGATGGCGTTATACTCCAACTCCTTCATGGCTGTTTCGACCAGATTCAGTTGGTATTCCGCCAATATCTTTTTGTTTTCTTCGACCCTTTTCTTAAAGCTGCCCACGATGCCGGTGATGCCTCCGATGATGCCCGAAGCCCCTCCGATGAGGTCACCGCTCATGATGCGGCCGATCCCGCCTGCCATATCGCCGACGCTGCCCACCAGCTGGGCGACAGTGGCAAGGGAGCTTCCCAACGCTTCGTTGAAGAGCTCGGCAGTTTCAGCAGCCATCGAGATGCCGTCAGCCACTTTATAGCACTCCTCGGCCAAGAGGCTTGCCTGGTCGGCATCCGAAAGTCTGTCCCACTGGTCGATCAGAAGGACTATCCCCTCGCGAGCCTCCTTGATCGGTCGGTTAAGCTCCTTGTCGATCTTCTCCTGCATTTGGTCAAGGTCGCTTGTGTCGAACTTGCCGAACGCCTTTTCCAACACGTTACGGTTGTCAAACTTTACATCGACTTTGATTCCTTCGAGTGAGGATTGCAGGGTCTCCATGGCGATCTTTTTTCCGGAAATGATGATCCGGTTCTCCATATCCGCGACCTTCTCCTCGTATTCCTTGATCTGCTCGGCAAAGGCGGAACGGTCTTTGTTCGTTGTGGCAAGATCGCGCAGCTTCTTCATCTTTGCGATCAATTCGTTATAATAGGCAATCGATCCAAGCGGGGCCGGTTCTTTGCCCACTTTGCCTCCTGTGGAGCCAATGATTGCTTCCAATTTCTTCTTTTCCGCCTCTATTTCCTTGAGGGCCGCTTCATAGTCCTGTTTGTTGGTCAGTTTGTCCAAGGCAGCTTCTTTTGCCGCGATGGATGCTTTGATCGCTTCCACGCTTCCCTGCTCAAGGGTATGGATAGTCTTCAGATTGGCAGTTTCCAAGGATTTGCGCTCCTCTTCGCTGTATTCCAGCCCTCTTTCCAATACTTTGCGGGCTTCGTCGAAGAGGCTGTCTGCTTCTGCCTGAGCCTTCTTTTTCGAAAGGTTCTCACCCGACACATAGGTGGTCTGCCCGAACTGGCCACCCTGTATGGCATAGCTCTGCGTATTAGCCATCCGGTCCACCTCCAGCTGCTTGCGGATCGCTTCGTTGTATTTCTCGGTGGCGAGCGTCATCGCGGCGGAGGCACGGGCACGCGCCATCACCGAGGCGACAAACGCCTCCTTGCCTTGGTTGAACAGGTTCTCGGCATCCGTCACCTTGCCGATCGAGACACCTAAGTGCTCGAAGGCAGTGCGGTTCTTTAGGAGGTATTGTTCTTTCGCCTGGATGTTGTCGCCCAGTTTCTCCCATTCGGCAGACATTCTCTGCAGTTGTGTGAGCGTCGTGGAGGATGTTTTGGCGACCGACTCCTGAAACTCCTCGAGCGTTTCCAAGGCATCGGCAAGCGACTGCCGGGCGCCGAACAGACTTTTGGTCCAGGCAGTAATCTCTTTGCCATAAACGGTCAGCAATGTGATACCGACGACGAGGGCCGTCTGCCAGCTGACGATCCCGCCGAGCAGCTGTTTCCAGACCGGCGTGGCCTGCTGTCCGGCCTTGATGGCTGCCTGATACTCCCGGCGAGCCATGTTGATGTTATCGACCAAGATAGGTAAGTTGTTCGAGATGGCGAGAAAGAACATGTTCGCCCCCATGGTGAGCGAGGGCAACTCACGTGCCACCTGCTGGATCGACATCTGCAGGCTGTTGAAACCGGTTCCGGCCGTACGGCTGTACGCCGACAGACGGGTCTGCGCGGTCTGCAGTTCATTATCCACGCTTTGGATCTGTTCCAAAATTTCCTTTCCGGCCGAACCTTCACGGTCCATTTTGGAAAGCCGGGAATAGGCCTCGGTCAGTTGCTGCAACTTGCGTGTCAGGGCGATCACGCTGTCTGACGCCTCCTGTTCGGTGGCCATCTGCTGTTGCAGCTGCTGCATCCCCTGACTGATCACCACTCTTAGGTTGCTCTCCTGCAGCGCCAAGGCTGCTTTTGCCTGCGTATACCCCGAAAGGGTTATGGTCCCGGCCTCAAGCTCCCGGTCCAGCTGTTCCTGCATCGCGGAAAGCGAACGCAGACTGCTGATATTCTCCTGCATCGTCGTGGCGAGCTTGCGGCTCTCGGCGCTCATGGCGTTGTAGGCGGCCGAACTGTCGGCAATCAACTTATTATAGGTTGTTGCCGCTTCGTCGCGCAGCCCCTTGATACCGAGCGTCACTTTATTGACCTCTTTATCGATGTCGCCACGAAATTCAAAGGTGATATATACGGGATCTGTCTGTGCCATTTGTCTCTTTTACTACTTTAATCCGAAAAATTCAAGCTCCTCCTCTTCGCTCTGGAGTACCTCTTCTCTTTCTTTTTTCTTCCGCATCCGTCCCTGGTCGCTGATCATGGTCAAAACGACGCACCACGGGATACGGTTCATGATTTCATCATACGTGATTGCCCCCTGCTGCACGAGGGTGTAGATCTGTCCGAACGGGCTATGGGGAGGATCATACTCCTCCTTTAACTCCCGGTCTCTGTCGGCTGGCTCGCCTCCGTCGGCTTCATCAGGTTCAGCGAAGCGACCGATGCGATAATGCTCACAAAAGCCTCGCTCGTGCTCATCAGCACGATGATCTTGGCCAATTCCGCCAATCCCTGCATCGGCATGTGTTGCCGGATATACCAGGCGAGCGGACGGTTCAGCAATCGTGCCGACCATGTGCCACGCAGCAGACCATAGGCGATGATCCGTGAGGTGGTGACGCCGTGCTTGGCGATCTGTTCCAAGACGCTGCCGAAGTTGCCGTCATGCAGGTGCTGCAGGTCGATATCCATCCGCGTGAAGAGCGATGACATCCGGATAAGGCTGCCCGCCGTGGGCAGCTTCACCCGGATGGGTACCGTCTTGCGCCCGAAGATCCGGAGCAGCCACGGGGCAGGGAGGTTGATTTTGAGCCGCCGGTCCAACAGGGCGTCGGCGGCCATGGCTTCTACCGGGGTCATGCCGTGGGTTCTCCTAATTTGTAGATCTCATAGGCCCCGTCTTCTTCGCTTGCCGAACTCATGGCGGTTGCGGTAATTTCGATCTGGGCGATCTGGTCGGCTGCCAAATTCCAGATAAACCGAGCGAGGATCTTCGCACGGGGGATGTCGATCACCACGTTATATCTGGTAAGGACACGTAGTGCCTTTTCGATCTGCACTACATCGCGTGGCGCTTTAAACTTGTCGACAGTGTATTTCTTGCCTTCGATGGTCACCTCCTGTGCCTTGGCAATGGATCCGCCGAAAACCTCTACCAATACATCGTTATCCCATTCCATGAGGTTGAGCTTGACCTGTTTCAAACCGGTTTCCGAAGCCACCGTTTCGACCGGGACGGTCGGTTCTTCCTCGCAATAGAAGTTGGTCACGGTATCAGCTTCGGTGGTGAACGAGGCGGTTCCTTTCATGGTGCGTGCCAATTGTTTCATCTCGGCAGGCATACCACCTTCTTTATTTACGTCACCGAACAATGCGGCCTTCAAGCCAACCGATCGTATATTTTGTTTCGTTTCTGCCATAGCTTATAAATGAATTGAATGATTACCGTTAAAATAAATCCGATTAAAACACCGCTCGAACACCATTTGAGCCGTTGGCCGAAGGTGGCGACGGGAGCCTCTTTCTTTTCTTCCTTTTGCTCCGTCTGTTCCCCTCGGCTATAAAGCTGTTCTGCGAGTTCAAACACCAGGCGCTCGAGACTGTCGCAGCGGGCGGAAGCGATCACGTCACCCTCTCGGAAGGTGAGGCTGACGGTCGCCTGTCCGCTTCTCTCTGTATAGGCTGCCCCGCCGGGCAGCTTACGGAGGCTGTCCAGCGGGACACTGAGTGCCGCCCGGGCGGGTGGGATTATCTCGGGGGTAGCGCTTACCTTTCTGTCCCACACGAGACTGTCCAACCGGTGGATAGTAGTACTTTCGTTTATACTCCTGCACGAGCCGGCGAGCAGGGCAACGGTCGTACAGAGGGCAGAGCACCAGTTTTTCCAGGCAAGCCTCTTGTGCATAAAACCTTTCTTTGAGTTGCAAGACCTCTCCATGCAGTTCGTCGATTAGCCGTGAATCCTTTTCAAGCATCTCCCGGAACGCATCTTCCCGTTCACCCTTCAGCCGAAGCCGGACAAAAGGCAGGTCGGACAGCCATTTGAGCAGGACCATCAACCCGCCGCCGGCACCGAGAAAGTCGAAGAATACGCTCCAGTCCATACATCATGCTTTTTTCTTCTTGCGGGCGAAGAGCGAGATCAGCCATTGGATGAGTCCGGTTTCGGCAAAGCCCGAAGCGGCGATACCAGCACCGATGCCATACATCAGGGCGACCGTCCAGTCCAGCCCGGCGAGAAATCCTAATTCCTGCCACCAGCCGAACATACAGATGCCGATGCCCAGCACCCAGTTCAGCGCCATGCCCACCCAACCGGGCATCTGTTTCCAAAAGCCGCGGATCGTCTCCACGATCACCGGCACACCTGCCACGATCGCTGCCAGCGAGGCGAAGATGTCTTCATAGACGGGCGTGTCCGACAGCGGATCAGCGGCCACCACCTGGGCCATCACGGGGATGACCATCGCGTAGAGGGCCAGGATGGCAAATAAGATTCTGTTTACATGTTTCATTTTGATTTCTGATTTTAAATTGTTTTTATCCACTCTTGCACGTCGAAGGACGGGCAGGCCTTTGCCGCCAATTCATTGTGGCCGACGATTTGTACCGAGGGGAAGCGGCGGCGGAAGTCCCTCACATAGTTTGCGAGGGCTTCCAGCTGCTTCGTCGTGCGGGTATCCTTGGGGGTCTTGCCGTCGATGTCCACACCACCGACATACACAATGTGCCGGGCTGTCGAGTTGTGCCCTTTTGCCCCATTGGTCACCTCCCAAGGATCCACCACATCGTCTTCATTGTTGGCCACTAATCGTTCCACTGTCCCGTCGAGGTGTATCATGTCGGTATAGCCGACCTGACTCCAGCCGCGGCCGCCTTTATGGAGCGGGGAGGTATGCCAACGGCGGATATCGTCCGCCGATACTTCACGGCCTGCAGGGGTGGCGGTGCAGTGGATGACGAGGAGTTTGAGACGTGCCATAGACTAAGAAATAGCAGATGTTGCCAGCTCTGCGTAGGCATTGCCGTCCCACATCAAGGTGGTTACTTTCTTCTGTGCGCAATTGGCTCCTCCGACGGTAGCGACGGCAGCACCTTCATTGCGGACAATCAGGAGCGATCCCGGCTGTACTTTTGTTTCCACATCGATGGTTTCAGTGGTCGCCGGGGAGACGGTCACCAAAGCGGGATTGGCATCATGCACGATGCCATTTTTTTCCACTTTGCGGTCTACGGCGACAGGGAAAGGAATGGTCACCAGGCGTTCGCCTTCTTCGTTGTAAGGGGCGTAGAAGTCGAAGCTCCTACGCGATTTCATGTTGATGTAACTCATTGTCGTATCTGTTTTTTAAGTGAAACATTATGCCTTGGGCGAATAGACGGCCCCCAAGTATTTACCCGTTACCGGAGTGGCGACACCACGCATATTGAAACCGACCACATCGCCACGGTATTCGGGATCGTTCAAGCGGTAATACATATCCACCGTTCCACGGGCACGGGCTACCGCCTCCTTGTAATAGAAAAGGGAAGAAGGCGCGTCGGTAGCTGCCACTGCCGCATTCCAGGGAGCTTTCTGGCCTGTCGTGCCGTTGTACTTCGGAGTAAGGGATGAACGGACTACGGTGAAGGAGAACAGTTTGTTTTCGTTATAGAACGCCTTGTACATGTTCAAGTCCTGCATACGGAGATCCATCGCGTGCATCGGGTTCAGAATCAAGATACGTCCTTCGGTCGGAACTTCCAGTTCGTCGAACGCCAGTTCCATGTCCATCACCATTTCGTAGGTCATGGCCTTGTAGCCCCTCGCGTTGCTATTACCGTTGGCGGCTTTCACCGGTGTAAAGTCACCATTAGCGGCCGGAGCCCAGTTGAAGGCAGCCAGGCGTGCGAACTTCTGCCGGAGCGAGTTGCGGTGTCCCTCGATCACGCTCTGGCGTTTTTCGGCGGACTCTTCGATTTCGATGGCGTTGATATGTACCGTGTTCTCGGTATCGAAACGCTTCAGTACGATTTCGTGCGGGATGTCGGTACGTGTCACGATAGGAATCGGGTACAATTCATTGTCGATATACACCTCCGGATCCACGCCGGCCTCCTGCAAGTGCAGTTTGTCGTTGTCCACCCAGGCATCCAGGCTCTTCGAGTGCGCGAGGAACGAGTCCGAGGGGTAAAACTTCTCGATAATCTCCGGAATCCAGATTTCACGGTTCAGTCCTTCAGCGAGGCATCCGGACAGGTTCAGCGGAATCAGGGACAGGCCCATCTGCAGGGCGAACATTGTCCCGTGGCTGACTCCCAGGACGGAGGCAAAGGCTCCGCTCGTAAGGGCATTGAAAAGCAATGCCGTAATTAAGGAAACAATAAATTTCGTTTTCATTCTGATTGTTTGTTTTATAAAGGTTTATACTTGTTTTCAGGCAGGGTATTTGCCGTAAGCCTCGAAGAACTTCTGTTTGTAAAGTTCCCCGTCCTTCTTCAATTCCTTCAGACGGTCCGCCTTTACGATTTCGGAGAAGGTCATGTCGGCGAGTTTCACGCTACCCGTACCGCCCGGGGAAGCGGGCTGAATCTGCTTCACCACGCTGATATGTGGCGGGATTGCCTCGAGCTGTGCCTTGGCCTGGTCAAAATCGGCATCGAACATCTTCAGCCAGGCCTCCTTGCCTTTCGCGTCCAGCCGTCCGTCCTTGATGGCCGCGTCCACCAAGGTGATGGCGGAGGCTTTGCGTTCATCTTTTTCCTTTTTCTCGAAAGCCTGTACCTTCGCGTTCAGCGCCTCTTTCTCTGTTTTCAACGTGACGTTCTCCGTCTGGAGCTGGTCACGGAGCCGGATGATCTTTTGTACTTCGTCGGCAATGGCCTGTTCGCTTGCATTGTCCGACAGTTTCAATAAACCTGTTAAAATTGTCATTTGCGTTTCATTTTTATGTGATACATGGATACCGGAAGCGGTATCGAACAGTTTGATCAATGTGCCTTTGTCGTTCAGGTCCATCCGCTTGTTCTCCTTGTCGTACAGAGCCAGTGCGTTGTGGTTGCTCCCGATGGTGCAGATGGAGGCTTCACGCGCTGTCCAGGTGACCATGGTCGGATAGGTCTGTCCGGGCAACATCAGCGACGGATCGTCCGAGCTTTTCCCCGGCCATCCGCCTATGCTGGCTGCCTTGAGGAACCCGCGTTCCACCTTGCCCATGACGGCTACGGCTCGTTCGTCGTCTTCGTCAAACACGGCATCGGCCAG